CTCATGCCCGCAGCATTCCGCGCCCGCCGACCGCTTCACCCTGATTTGAGGTAGATCAGCGGTTCTGCCCGTTCCGCTACTATCGCCCGGCACGCCGCTGGTGTTAGGCCGGGCGTAGCGCGCTGGAGATAGGGGCGCACCCGTGGCATCGAGAGATTTCGCTGTCCGCACCGAGAACCACGTCGCCAACCTCACCGGCCTGGGCAAGCTGGAGTTCGTGCCCGAGGTGTTCGGCGACGAGTTCCTCGACGGCTACCACCGCGTCCAGGAGGCGCAGCGGGCCATCGGTGGCGAGGAAGACCTGACCAAGATGGACCCGGCGACGCTGCGCGAGGTCTACGGCTCCATGCGGGAGTTCCTCGGCAGCCTCATGACGCAGGAGTCCGCCGAGAGGTGGCTCAGGTTCGAGGTCATCAAGGGCGGCAAGGTGGTCGACCACTACCGCAGCCGCGCGAAGGCCGAGGAGAAGGCCGCCGAGGTGAACGGCAGGGTCGAGGACAAGAGCATGCGCGTCCCCGACCGTGTGCTCCTGGAGCTGCTGGAGTGGACGGTCGAGCTGTACGGAGGCGGCAACGACCGCCCTACTACACCGTCCAGCGGATCCTCGCGAGCATCGCGGAGGGCTGGGACGCCTGGGAAGGCCAGCTCGCCCTCCAAGGCGTCGACCCGCACCGCTGGACGCTCCGCACGCTAGTCAACGCCGCCGAGCAGGCCATCTACGCGTCCGCCGAGGACGACGCCGCACGGCGACGGCTGGAGGCGAAGCTGTACGCCCCGCCGAAGGTCCGCCGACCCCGCGCGCAGCGCACGGCGCAGCACCCGGCCGAGAAGCCGCGTGGCGCGCTGACGGTCCAGGACGCGAAGTCGCTGATGGCTCAGCTGGCGGCCCAGGACGCCCAGCTCGGGATGGGACGAACCGGATAATCTGGACTCGCCGCTGGTGCTAGGCCGGGCAACCGCACTCCTCCGTGAGGTTGCCCGATGGCCGAGGACGACGTCGATTACGGTCGCGCGACCATCACGATCGACATCAACGCTGGCAGCGCCGACGCTGATGGCCGCGCGGCAGGCATCCGGATCCAGCGGGCGTTGCTGAACGCGACGCGCCGCATCGGCGAGCAGATGCGCCGCCAGATCCAACGCGGCCTGCTCGCCCAGACGCTCACCGTCCGCATCGAACCGGACCTGCGCCGGTTCGACAGCCAACTCCTCACCGGGCTGCGGTCGCTGGACGCGATCAACATCCCCGTCGCGCCGGACGTCACCGGCTTCGTGGAGCGGCTGCGCGCCCTCCTCGCGGACGTCGAAATCCCCATCCGGGTCATCCCGGACATGGACGGGTTCGACGCCCGCATCCGGGCGCACCGGGCCCCGGACGTCAACGTCAACGTCAACCCGGACGCCAACCAGCTCCAGCGGGCCCTGGCCGGACTCGGCCGCATCGCGGCCAGGGTCGGCGGGGCCCTGGTTGGCCTCCTCCAGTTCGGCGCGATCGGCATCGCCGCCGCGGGCGCCGCCGCGGGGGTCGGCGCGTTCCTCGCGGCACTCGCCCCGGCCGCGGGCATCATCGCCGCCCTCCCGGCCGCCATCGCCGGTTTCCAAGCGGCGGCAGGAACGTTGCGCCTGGCCCTGATGGGGGTCGGCGACGCATTCAAGTCGGCGCTGACCGACGACGCCGCCGCGTTCGAGAAGACACTCAAGGACCTCTCCCCGGCCGCACAGGCGGCGGCCCGCGAGGTCCGGGCCTTGAAGCCGTCGTTCGAGGCGCTGCGCGACTCGGTGCAGAACGCCCTCTTCGAGCAGCTTGAGGGCCAGATCACCAAGACCGCCGCGGCGCTGGGCGGGCCCTTGCAGAAGGGCATGACCGCCATCTCAACCAACTTCGGTCAGGCGGCCAGGAGCGTCCTGCTGTTCCTGCAGAGCGCCGACGGGGTCAAGTCCGTCACGCAGGTCCTCAGCGGCACGGAGGCGGCCACCAACGGTCTCGCCGCCGGTATGGGGCCGCTGGCGGCCGGGCTGCTGCGCGTTGCCGGTGCCGTCTCGGCCGCGTTCGGTGACCGGCTCGGTGGTGCGCTGCAGAGCGCAGGCGAACGGCTCGGCACGTTCCTCACCAAGGCCGCCGAGTCCGGCCGCGCGGTCCAGTGGGTGGAAGACGCGGTCGCGCTCTTCCAGCAACTCGGCCGGATTGCCGGGAACATCGGCGACATCCTCAGCGGCGTCTTCCGCGCCGGTGAGACGGCCGGCGCCGGGCTGCTGAACAACCTGGAGCTGGTCACCGGGAAGATCAGCGAGTTCATCAACAGCGACCCGGGCCAGTCGGCGCTGTCGAACATCTTCGCCACGATCGGGACGATCGCCGCGCAGCTCGGGCCGATCTTCGCGGCGCTGGTCACGCAGATCGGCCAGATCGCGCCGATGCTGGCGCCGGTCTTCGCGACCCTCGGTCCGGCGATCGTCGGGGTGATCAACGCCCTGGGTCCGGCCATCCAGGGCATCGCCCCGTCCTTGCAGGTCGTGGCTGCGGCCCTGGCGGAAGCCTTCGCGGCCATCGGCCCGTCCCTGGGCCCCCTCGGCGCCGCCATCGGGCAGGTCATCTCGGCCCTGGCGCCGCTGCTGCCGCTGGTCGGGCAGATCGTCGCGATGCTGGCCACGAGCCTGGCGCCGGTCTTCTCGATGCTGGCGGCGACGCTGGCGCCGGTCATCCAGCAGCTCGTCTCGGCGCTCGCGCCGATCCTGCCGACGCTGGCCGGCGCGTTCGCTCAGCTCGTCGTCGCCCTGACCCCGCTGGCCACCGGCATCGGCCTGGCCCTGGCGGATCTGATCGGCCAGCTCGCGCCGATCTTCCCGCTGCTGGCCCAGGCCGTGGTGCAGCTGGTCGCCGCGTTCGTGCCGCTGATCGCGCAGCTGACGGCCGCGCTGCTGCCGATCCTGCCCCCGCTGGTCCAGGCGTTCATGGCGATCGTCAACGCGGTGCTGCCGCTGGTGCCGCCGATCATCGGCCTGGTCGCCGCGCTGGCGCCGCTGGTCTCGCAGGTCCTGCGGATCATCGCGCCGCTGCTCCAGTTCGCGGCGGCTATCGCCGGATGGGCGGTGATCAACATCGTCGTGCCGCTGGTCAAGCTGATCGTCGCGGCGCTCGTCGGGTTCATCGGCATCCTGACCACGGTCGTCAACAAGGTGACCTGGTTCATCGGCGCGGTGATCGGCTTCTTCAAGAAGCTGTACAACGACCTCGTCGGCAACTCGATCATCCCCGACTTGATCAACGGGGTGATCAGCTGGTTCGCGCGGCTCCCGGGTCGGATCCTCGGCGCGATCCGGGGCTTGATCTCCCTGATCGCGAATGTCTTCCGGGCCGCCGCGCGGGCCGTGATGAGCGTGGTGCGCAGCCTAGTGTCCGACGCCGTATCGGGCCTGCGGAGCCTGCTGTCCCGGGCGAAGGGCGCCTTGTCCGGCGCGGCGTCCACGCTGGTCGGCGTCGGCCGGGACCTGGTGCGCGGCCTGATCAACGGCGTGAAGGCGATGGCCGGCCAGGTCGTCTCGGCCGCCAAGGGCGTGGTGAAGGGCGCGGTCGACGGCGCGAAGAGCCTCCTCGGCATCAGCTCGCCGTCGAAGGTGTTCGCCCAGATCGGCCGCGACGTCGGAGCCGGTTTCATCAAGGGCCTCACCGGCACCGCGAGCGACATCAAGCAGACCACCGAGAAGCTCGCCAAGCAGATCACCGACGCGTTCCGGGGCCGCGCCACCCGGGTCGACGACCGGCTCGTGTCGATGCTCCAGTCCGGGAACAAGCGGCTCCAGACCCTGGCCGCCCAGCGCGACAAGCTCGTCCAGCGGATCGCCGACGCGCAGAAGTTCGCCGCCGACACGAGCAAGGCCGCGCTGGATGCGTTCTCGCTGCAGAACCTCACCCAGGGCGAGGAGGCCGTCACCACGAAGGGCCTTCAGACCGGTCTGCAGGACGCCATCGACCGCGTCCGCAAGTTCACCGCACAGATCAACAACCTGGCCAAGCGGGGCCTCAGCAAGGACCTGTTGCAGCAGATCATCGGCCTCGGCCCCCAGCAGGGTTCCGAGATCGCCACGGTGCTGTCGCAGTCGACGAAGGACAGCCTGAAGCGGCTCAACTCCCTCCAGTCGCAGCTGACGAAGGCCACCGGCACCCTCGGCACCACCAGCGCGGATGTGCTGTTCGACGCGGGCAAGCAGGCCGGCGCCGGGTTCCTCGCGGGCCTGAAGGCGCAGCGCAAGAGCATCGAGAAGTTGATGCTCGACATCGCCAAGTCGATGCAGACGGCGATCCGTCGGGCGCTGCGGATCAAGTCGCCGTCGGTCGTGATGCGCAAGCTCGGCGAGATGACTGGCCTGGGCCTCCAGCTCGGCCTGGCCCGCCAGATCGCAGCGCTGGAAGCCACGTCCCGGCAGGCGGCGCAGGCCCTCGTGCGCGGGGTGTCCTCGCAGATGGCCGGGCTCGCTGACGTCACCCCGAGCATGGGCGGCCAGGTGATCCCGCTGACGCGCAGCCAGCGCATGCGGGCAGCCGGCACGGACCCGTCGGCCTTCGCCGGGCCCGGCCGCGGCCGGGCCGGTGACGTGGTCCACAACCACGTCTGGAACATCCGCGAGGTGGGCAACGCGCGCACGACAGCCACGCGGGTCCTCAACCGGTTCGTGCTCGCGGCGGGAGTGGGTGGCTGATGGCGACCGAATGGTTCATGTCGTACGGCGGCGTGGAGGTGGTCAACCACTCCCGCCTGGCGGCCTACCTCGAAACGGTCGGGTCGCCGTTGACCGACTGGAGCGGCTGCGGCTGCCCCACCTTCGGCGCGCAGGTCCTCGAGGAACTGCCGTACACCACCCCGGACGACGAGGACAGCCCGGCGCCCTGGTACGACCCGGACGTGCCCGAGTCGGTCGAGTTCGCCGGGATCATGGTGCTCGACGTCGACGGGCTCGACGACTATCCGGTGGAGCGCACCGTGACGGGCGGCATCGCCGGGGGCGGCGCCATCGGCCCCGCGCGGGCGCTGCCGCGCACGATTACGGTGACCGCGCTCGTCCTCGGCTCGACATGCTGCGGCGTCGACTACGGGCGGCACTGGCTGGAGCAGGTCCTCCAGGGCTGCGGCGGCGGCGAGTGCGACGGCGACTGTCTCACGGTCTACAACTGCTGTCCCGGCGAGATGCTGGACGCGGCCACCTTCAATGAGCGACACCGGCGCACCCTGCGCCGCGTGGCCCTGGTGGAGGGGCCGCGGGTCACGGCGCGGGCCGGCGACGGCTGCGGCACCGGCGAGTGCCAGTCCGGCGCGGACATCCTCACCGTGGAGTGGGTGATGACCGCCGCGGTGCCGTGGCTGTGGACCGACCCCGTGCCGGTGCTGGAGGTCACCCCGCCCATGGACCTGGACGGCTCGTGCGTCGACTGGTGCGTGCACCCGACGGGCGCGGACTGCCCCGGAGGCTGCCGGTTCGCCGCCTGCCCGGACCCCACGGCCGCGTGCGCGGACCCGCGCTGCTCCCCGGAGACGCCGCCGCTGCCTGGCGCCCCGCTGTCCACCTGCTTCTGCCTGCCGCTGGCCTCCGAGCGGGCCTGCTACGAGATGGACCTGACGGGGCGGCCCAACTGGAGCTCGGACGTGCCGATCGTCACCGTCCGGTCCGGGTCGTCGGACCTGCGGAACATCACGATCGAGATCCACGAGCACAGCGACCAGACGCTGACGTGCGAGGAGACCGCCGACGCGGGCCGCTGCAACCCCCAGAACTACTGGCACATCTCGTTCGTCCCCGCCGGTGGGGCGGTGACGCTGGACGGGCAGACCGGCCGCGCCACCGTCGAGTGCGGCGGGGTGTGCGAGTCCAGCCCCGACGTCTACGGCCAGGACGGCATGCCGCCCACGTACCAGCTGCTGGAGTGCTCGGAGTACTGCGTCTGCATCTCCAGCGACATCGAGTCACCCCCGGCGATCGACGCGATGGTCACGCTCAGCGTGTCGGGGAGGGGCCGGTAATGGCGGTCGCCGGCTGCGGTACGCACACCGCGACGATCCTCGACCGCAACGGCGCCACGGTCACCACGGCCCAGGTGCTCACCGAGGTCGAGTGGAACCGGGTCCTGGACGGCACCAGCTCGGCGCGGGCCCTGATCCAGCCGGACGGCGACTGCTGCAACCGGCTCGGCCGCATCGGCTCGTGGAGGAACCGGCTGGTCATCTTCCGCGACGGCAAGTACGTGTGGGACGGGCCGGTCACCGACGTCACATGGTCGCTCGGCGAGGTGGAGGTGATCGCCGAGGACGTCAGCGTGTGGCTCGACAACCGCGTGCCGCACGCCAACCGGACGTTCACGAACACCGACCTGTCCGAGATCGCCCAGTGGCTGATCGCCGACGGCTTCGCGCCGGACGACCCCGGGCACACCGTGCAGGTCGTCGGCAAGGCCGGTGTGGTCGGCTCCCGCTCCTACAGCGCGGGCATCGGGCAGACAGGCGACCACCTGCGGCAGCTCGCCGAGGCGGGCATCGACTACACGGTCATCGGCTCGAAGATCCTGCTGCTGCCCGAGACGTTCCTCGTGCCGGTCGGTCGCCTGTCGGACGCCGACATGCCCGAGGGCCTGGAGGTGAGCGAGGACGGCAAGTCGCTCGTCACGCGGTGGATTGTGGCGGGCAGCGACGAGAGCGGCGCGATCGGCTTCGACGGCGGCACGGACCCGTTCTATGGGCTGCACGAGCGGTACGTGGAGATGTCGGAGATCACCGACAACGCGTCGGCGACGGAGGCCGCGAAGGCGCGGCGCCGGGTGTCGTCGGCCGTGCCGGTGTACATCGACACCCAGCAGGTGACGATCTCACCGCTGGCGAACATCGACGTGCCGAGCCTCGTCCCCGGCTGGGCGCTGGACATCACCAGTGCCAGCACGTGCCGCAAGGTCACCCAGCGGCTCAAGATCACCGGCGTGCGGGTGCAGGAGTCGGCTGGCAGCGGCGACAGCCCCGGCACGGAGAGCGTGCAGGTGCAGGTAGCGGCAACGGCAGCGGAGGCGGCATAGATGGCGATTCGTGGAACCCCGGCCCGGAGGGTGGTGGGCGCTCCGCTGGTGGGCGTGCTGCGCAGCCTCGACCAGCGGGCCCGCATCGCCGGCCGGACCCGCACGAGC